CCTGCGTGCTTGACCTTCTTGTTCATGTTCTCGATCAATAAAGAATCGAATTTTTTAGCCATGATATTTACTTCCCCTAGAAGTTTGGGGAAACTAGATGGCCCAAACAAGAACCTCAACAGGATCGCTATCCTAGCGATTCTAGTTTTGGAAATCCCTTAGCGTATCATGGACCTAGTGTATTACTATATGTTTATTGTTTCCAGTACTAAATTGTTTCCAGTACTACGAATGGTTGTTCGTCCTTATGTTCTACGAGCGTAAATATGTGCGTATCCGCTAGGGACATTTTGTTATGAAAGTACAATGTATCCCCAGTAGTATCCACCTGCACTAGTATCTGTCCTAGTTGTTCATCTAGAATCCGAAAACCAGCGTCGTCATCACCTTGTTGTACTAGGCGACCTGTGGTAGTGATTATTGTTTTCATGTGATACTCCTGCTCCTGTTGAAACAATAACACACTAGGCCCATGATACTCCTGTTTTTTTGTGTACCGTATGGGGTGTCATGGCGAGTAATAAATCCGGGTTCATGGCGAGCATCGCCCGCTAGCCCATTACTTTGTCGCTAGTCCCATTGTACTGGTATTGTCGCGATTCCTGCGCCCGGCGCACAATCCTCCCTGTGCCGTATTTGTCTAGGCGTATGTCCTAGACGGCGGATTTCGTTTTAGTTGCGACAACATACTATGGCATTCCTGGCATGGATTTATCCTAATACGCGTACTCCCATTTTTTATTGCGCCGCTAATTTGCGACATAAAAAACAATGCAAATGGCGTGCCAATTGAAAAGTAATGGTGCAACTCGTTCATTTACATGTATTTACATTCTATTAAATCCTTAGTATGTCATGGGAAATTAAACTAGCTAGCACAACTTGTTGTTTTTATTGGAGTTATGTCAATATTAATGACAGGATGGCGCAAAAAGCAAGCCATGTTGACACAAAGTACACAGGTTGGTGTACTCATTATGTCAACCAAACTAGGAATATGTAAACTAGTGACTAGTTGGCATATAAAATAATGCCAATGTGGCTTGTTTTCTCCACCAATTTGTGTAGTTCCACCACCTAAGTGCTTGTTTTTAAATGAGATATGTATATTTAGTTGTGGCTAAAGTACTTTATAAAATATATAATGAAGTATGCGAACATCTATTATACAAATAACCAATTTGGCACAACTAACATTTGTTAGCTATGTCCAACTAGGCCGTAATATACTATAATGTTATAAGTATTTTTTCGAGTTTCGGCCATAAGATGGTCGCACGCGACTCCCTATGAGTTCCAGCGGCATCCCCCCAATCTCGCGCGAATAATATATCTTAGTAGCTAAAGATTTCTCAGCTAAATTTCAAAACTACTAAGTGGAGAAGCGCTCCCTTCGAAGGATGTAGGTAGCAACTTCATAACAATATGTTACAGAGTTGGGGGGAAATATGTATATTTATGGTTTGCTAACTTACAAAGTCTTGTGTATATTTGGGCATGGGTAGGTTTCTAGGAAGGATGTCTTAGAATGAATGTTAGAGTAGAGAATCTGTGGGACGGGCATAGGAGAGTTTTCGAGCTGCTTGATATAGGAAAAGCTGAGGAGGAGATCTCAGAGATTCTCAGTTGGGACATCGCTGTTGTTCAGCGGATTGCCAGGAGTAGAATGGGATTGAGGAAGAGAGGGATCGAAGAGGTTGTTGGTTCTTAGGGGCCGGGGGAGCAAGGTGGTGTGTATCTGTCCCTTCCAGCCCTGCTCCGCACCGTTGAGCTCCCTCGCACCCCTTAGAAAGGTTGCCTAAGTGGCACGTAAGAGAGAAATAGACTCGGCTGAGATGATCAAAGCTCTTCAGCAGACTATGAGCGTGGAGGAGGCCGCTGACAAGCTTGGTTGTTCTGCTCCGAGTTTCCGTGTAAGAGCTAAAGAGGAAATGGATGTTAGGTTGGCTCTGAAAGCCCAGGGTAAGCAGAGAGAGAATATCTTGGCCGAGGCTATCATTGCTAACAAGGGAGTCCTCAGCAAGGTCGCTGACACGGTTGGTATGGGCTCTGCACAGGCGGTCCGTTATCACATCACTCGCAGCCCGGCACTGCAACAAGTGATGGCCGACTCACGTGAGAGGATCATCGACACTGCTGAGGACAATATTTTCAGGGCTGTCGAGAGTGGGGACAAGGCTTATAGTTGGAAAGTCCTACAGACTCTCGGCAAGGATCGTGGGTATACAGAGAGACGGGAAGTGGATCAGCACGTTGTCCATTCGGTTGATCAGACTTCCACAGAGGCCTTGGTTGGAGTTCTTGATCGGCTTGCATCCGTGAATCCAGAAGCAATCGAGGCTGACTTCGCGGTGTTGGATGAGGAGGAGAGGAAGGTTCTTGGGGAAGCTCTGAGTGATCATAATAAAGAAGAAGTTGCCCCACAGTGAATAAGCTGCTCGCTAACACTCCTGTAGCCCACTCTCCAGAGGCCCAAGATCCCGCTGAGGTAGCAAGGGAGCTTATCAGGCGTAAGCAGGCGGCTGGTAGTTTGATAAAGTATGCGCAGTTTATAGATGAGAAGTATTCGCCTTTCTCGGTCCACTATAGTATAGCGGAGAAGCTACAAGATGTGGAACAGGGCAGGCTGCGCCGGCTGGCTATATTCGTTCCTCCAGCGATTGGCAAGTCGCGCCTTTCTAGCGAGATATTCCCTTCCTGGTTCTTTGGAAGGAATCCTGAGATGGAATTCATTCAGGCGAGCTATGCCGCTGATCTGGCTTTTGGTTTTGGGCGGAATGTAAGGAACATCATAAAAGATGATCGTTTTCGTCTGGTGTTTCCTGGGGTAAGGATCGCTGAAGATGCTCAGAGCATGAATGAGTGGAAGACTTCTCAGGGTGGAGAGTATAAGGCTGAGGGGGTGCTGGGCGGCCTGATAGGCTTCCATGCACATATAGCTGTTATAGATGATCCATTTAAGAGTTATGAGAGTGCCCTTAGTTTGAATAACAGACGTGCGGTGTGGGACTGGTATGCGAGTGTTTTACTCAATCGTTTGCGTCCTTATAAAGATGGCCCAGGAGCTGTTATCCTTATAATGCAACGCTGGCATGATGATGACCTTGGGGGGCGGATTGAAAAGCTCAACGAAGAGGGCGAGGAGTATTGGGACATCATAAGGCTTCCCTCCCTCGCTGAGGCGGATGATCCTTTGGGCCGAGCGCCTGGAGAAGCGCTACTGCCGGAAGGTCCAAATATGCGCTCAGTTGAGGAGCTCCATGCTATTCGTGCGCGCAATCCGTCCCTTTTTATGGCCCTACATCAGCAGAAGCCTGTCAGCGATGAGGGAGATGTTTTCCAGCCTGGGTGGATAAAGAAAGTGCCCGAGTCTCGTATTCCTCGTAATATGACATACTATGGAACCAGTGATTATGCTCTTACAAAGGGCTCCGGCGACTATACTGTTCATATGATCTTTGGGATAGACGAAGAAGGTATGATCTACCTTGTGGACTTGTATAGGGGGCAGGTTGAGATCTTTGAGGGGATTGAGAGAGCTTGCGAGTTTATGCTGGAGTATCGGCCTCTGAAGTGGTTCCATGAGCGGGTTATGATGGGCAAGATTGTGGGCCCGCTGCTTCGTAAGCGGAAGGCCGAACTTAGTTGCTGGACTGTTATGGAGGACATAAGTGTGATAGGTCGGGGCTCTAAGGATTCGGCTAATAGGGCCGGAGCTATCGCTGGCGCGATGCAGATGGGTATCTTCCATGTTCCAGATAATGTGCCGTGGCTTGGGGACCTTGAGCATGAGCTTAGTCGTTTTCCAAATACCAGGTATGATGACCAGGTTGACTGCTTGGCATTACTGGGCATGAAGCTTTCCAAGCTCAGGAGTGCTGTAGGAGCAGTTGAGGTGATAACTGGGAGTAACAAGATAGTCCCAAGTGCTTTTACATTTGATGAGTATGTTATGCGGAACACGAGGGCTAGAAGAGGGGTCAAGAGGCGAAGCGAAGGTATTGTTGTTCCTTTTCCGGAGGCCAGCCCGCTAGATGATAACTGGGGTTTGGACACTCCCTAACAATCTGTTATAGAGATATAAATGGCATATCCTACAGCGCAGGACCTGAGAGTACAGTATTGGCAAGGGCAGATTGGCTTCGTTCAGAAGAAAGTGAAGCCGCTGTTCGAGGCTTGTAATATCTTGGTGAACCAGTTCTATAATGAGGCCTCTACGGAGCGGGAACAAGATGCTGGGGATGCGGAAGAGGAACACGTTAGGCGTGTGAAGAGTGGCCTTATTCATGGATTTATAGACCAGAGCCTGGCTAATATGCTGGATAGAGCTCCTACCTTTCAGTGCTATCCGGAGACAAGAGAGGCGGCGCAGAGAATAGATCCTATGGATCCTCAGGGTGCGACGCTGGCTTCGGGAGTTGCAAAGATCTCGAATTATCGTTATAGAGAGACGAACCAGCTGAGGGTCGATGAGCGCTGTGCTTTGGATGCTTTCTTGTTCCCTTATGGCGTGGCGAAGATAGGCTTCGAGCTTGACGTAGATGCCGTTGAGCAAGAGATGCTTCAGGACATGACTGTCCTTGATATGGAGGATCCAGCGGAGGAGAATGTCTTCATCAAGGGTGGTATTCCGGTGAGGGTGCAGGATGCTCAGGATCATCTCTTCCATATACAGGTTCATCAGAATGAGCTGAGGATGCTCCTTGAGGAATCTGATAATGAAGAGGTAAAGAGCTTTATGAAAGAGTCCTTCATGGACCATATAAAGCTTCATAAGCTCTTTAATGATAGGCCGGCGCCAAGTGCGAATACTAATGTTCATAGAGGTTCTCCTTATGCCGTTCGCTGGCAGCCGGACTTATTCCTGACGGATGCCTTCAGCCTGGATGGTCCGATGGACGCCAGGTGGATAGCTTTCGGCTGGGAGCTGCCGATAGATGAAGTGAGAGCTAATCCAGCTTATCGTAATGTGGATGATCTGGAGCCTAGTCGTTATAAGGATGCTCCAGATAAGGAGGGGGAGCTGGAGTCTGATGGTTTTGATGTCGTGAGAGGCTGGGAAGTGTGGGCGAGGAATTTCCCTGCGGGCAAGAACAAGTTCCGCAATTTGTTCTTTACTATTGCAGAGGGCAATGAGAAGTTTCTACAGTATGAAGAGGAATGGCCTTACGACAGGATTGATAACTATCCGGTAGAGACCTTGACTTTTCAGACCGGTGTTAGGCAATGGTTTCACAAGCCGCCATTGCTTATGGCTGGTGGGGACACTGTCCAGGCGTTGACTAATGAGATAATGGATTCGTTCCTTTATACTATAAGGAAGCAAAAGAATATATGGCTTGTCGATCCGGCAGCTGGAATAGACAGGGATATTCTCCAAGACATCCTGGATGCTCCAGATGGATCTATTGTGGAAGTTCCGGGCCTTGGCGAACAAGGCTCTAATGTAATTATGCCCCTTCCTTTCCTTTCGGTTCCATCGGACAAAGGCGGAATGCTGAACCTTCTTCAACAGATGTTTGATAGGAGTGCAGGGACGCCTCAGCCGGTTAGGATGCCAGCGACCGAGACGGCGACTGAGGCTTCTATCATTGAGAAGAAGAATACCTCCAGGGAGAATCGGCGCTCGGCGTTGCTCTCTGAGTTTCAGGTGCGTAAGGCAAGGAAGATGTTTCAACTAGATTCACAGTTTCGACCGGAGAAGTTGTTTCTCTTGGATAAGAATGCGAACCAGTTCATCAGTTTGAGTAAGGAACTCTCCGAGGGCGAGTACTTATTCACTATGGATGTTTCGAGTCAGTCCACAGCTTTGGCTGTTGAGAGAAGTCAGTGGATGGACTTGTTGAACCTGTTCGCAGGGCTTACACCTCTTCTAACTCAAACCTATGGCGTGCCTCCGAACATACCGGAGCTTGCGCGTAGATTGCTAGTTAGAGGGTTCAATGAGAAAGATGTTGAGGATATTCTTCCTATGCTTGAGAAGCAAGCTCAAACTATGCAGGCTCAAGCGGCGACGACTCAGGGTGAAGGAGGCACTTCGCAGTTCGCTAATCCAGAGGCCCAAGCACTTCAAGAGGCCCTTCAGAATGGAAGAGCGGCAAATGCGGGGGTAGGTCCTTTGGACGCTGATAGCTTTAATAGAGACCTGCCCAGTGAGGGTCAGCAGGCAGGGGAGACAGTGACGGTCTGATGCCTTTTAAGAGCCAGGACCAGAGAGCGTTGTTTCACGCTGCTAAGAATGATCCGGAGTTGAGGAAGCGGCTAGGCTTGAAGCTGAGTGTTATTAATAGATTCTTGGAAGAGGATGAGGGGGGAAAGTTACCTAAGGTTTCGAGGAAAACGAAGAAAGTGCTAAGTGCGTAATGGCTTATAAACCTGGAAGAAAAGAGAGGGGCGTTGCAGTATCTGATGCCGCAGGTAGAGTTCTTGGTCCAGAGGATCCTGGGGTGAGAGCAGAGATGGAAGCTCAGAGAGACAGAGAGTTCGGCGTGGTGGAGCAGATAGGGTTGGCCGCTGATATGCTCCCGGGTGGGGCGATAGCTGCTGGGGGAGCTAAAGCTGCTGCATCGGGTGGACGTAATATATTTAAGATGATTAATGACTCTATTACGGGGTTTAAGACTGGAGGAGCTAAAGCAGCTAAAGATGCAGTGCTCAAGTGGGCATCATCCACTGATTTAACTATACTAACTGATGCTATGAATTACCTCGATGGCTTAAGTGGTAAAGCGTTAGCTGAGATAGAACCTGTTAGAAAAGCTATTAATGAAGTTTATAATCAGTTTTCTGCGCCTAAAGGTGGTTTTTCTTTGGGGGCTAAGCCAATAGATAAGGAGACTCTTAGTCTCGGTAAGGATGAGAGCACTCTCGAGTACATTAGAAGGATGAGGAAGAAGGGAGTAGAGGCTTCTAAGAAGACTACTGATATTTTATCGCCTAAGGATGTTGCTTCTAAGGTAGACGAGGCTGCTACTTTTGCAAGTGATTACAATTCTACGATTGAAGATGTAATGGGTATGGTGCGTAGCATGACTGATGGCGATAGCAAAACTTTGGAGCAGATGTTAGAGCTAACATATAAGAAGCTCAAGGATAGTGGGTACTCAGTGGGAAGTACTGTAGAAGGCCCTATACAAAAAGGGCTGCATAATTTGAGCATGGCTATAGAAGCAGCACTTGGCAGAGGTAAACCCTTCAGTATTAGTCGCAGTGATATTATGGCGACCAAGGATCTTCCTGCAGCTACTAGGATGAGCAAGGATATGCCTCCGCTTTCTGGGAAGAGCAGAATTGATAAGGAGGGGTTAGAAGGGCTTGCTACCTCAGTTAGAGGTTTTAGTGAGATGACGGATGACGAGATAATGTATTGGCTTAATTATAATTATGGTAGACCCCCAGGTAATGCTGATGCTGCTAGACGGGCTAAAGAGGCAATGGCCCTGTTGATGCAAGAGGCTAAGAAAAGAGGACTTCTTTAGAATGACTCAAGTTAGCGTCAGCTCCTCTACTAATATAGCCTTAGGCCAGAAGAAAGGTGCCTACTTACAGTATCTTGGACAAAGATATCCTAATAAGTATAAGGCCTTGGAGATCCTTGTCAGGGATCTTACGGGGAAGAAAGACCCTGGGCAGGAGCATATAAGACATGATTTCGTTGAGGGGCCTTCGGGAAGGAAGAAAAGAGACTATGTGCAGGATTTCTTCTTCAATTCTCCTGAAGGTATAGGAATGTCGCTCGATGATGCCGTTAGTATGGTGGGTATAGCGGCAGAGTTTTTGGGAATGAGTACTTCTCAGCGATATGGATATAAGGGTGCGTTGTGGCATAAGAAGTATACTGCGCCTGCTGTAAAGGCTGTTAAGGTCTTAGCCCCGATAGCAGCGAAGGGGTATATGGCTTATACGAGGCCAGAGATAGAGAACGTGCCGGAGAGAGCGGAACTTACGGAAACTGTGCTGGGATTTGGTCAGGGGCTTAAGAAGGATGTGCGGGAGCGGGGTGTTGGATCTTTGATAGATCCTTTGGAGTTGGCTTTTCCTGTGGCCGCAAGAACGCACAAGATTTTGAGGAGGACTGGTCTTGACCCTGAAGAGGATCTTCTGCGTTCTTTCGATCCTGGAGGGACTGAGCAGTTGAATAGGCAGATAGAGGCGAGAGAGCGTAGGGGTAGAGAGCTTTTTGAGGAAGCCAAAAAGAGTGATGTTCCAGTAGGTGAGGTGAGTAGGGAGCATGTAAGGAGTGGGTATTCTAAGGAAATTCAGGAGGCTACAAGGCTACAGAAAAGGATTGAGGAGATTAATGCCGAAGGGCATAGGCTTACGGATGAAAGAGAGGCTTTGGCTAGAGCAATCTTAAAAGGTGAGCCTTTTGGTAACGCTGAGAAAATAAACGCAGACCCAAGAATCAAAAAGCTTGATGATCGCATAGATGATTTAGAGCAGGAATTTGATGAAATCATGGACGATCCTTCGTCTACTATAGGGACGGGTCTAATGTCCCTAAAGAGGGAACTAGCTGATACGGAGGGTAAGATAAGTGACGCTGAGGATCTGCTGAGTAAACCTTTTGATGATCCACTTAGTCAAGGAGTTGAGAATTATCCTACCGGGTTCGATGCCGTCGGAACTAATGATGCTCTTATAGCTGAAGTAAGTGACCTTAAGGAATATAAGGAGAAGCTACAGACTCAAATAACGCAACTTCCTGAGCAGCAGAAGGAATATCGTGAGAGGATAGCTGAGTTGGATGGGATGGATGAGTGGACATTAGCTATCTTGGATAGGGCGATTTCTCAGGGATATATAATTCCAGCGTTTCATGGAAGTAAGGGAGATATAAGGCTATTTGACGAAGGGATGAGGTCTAAGGGTACTGGAGGTGGGGATACTAGAGATGCTTTCTTCTTTGCTGCTAGGTCTGAAGATGTAGTGCCTTATATGAAAAAGTGGGAGCCTGGACCTGGTGGGTTAGGTGTTTCTCCTGCGGCTGCTGGTAGAACAGACATTTCGCGTTATCAGGACAAGCTTGGTATAGAGCATGGGGGTATGGCGAGGAGGATGGAGGAAATTAGAGAGGAGCAATTAGAGCGGTTTAATTATGGGCATAAAGTAGAGCTTCTATCTTCGGCTAACAAGGATTTAATAGATCTTATATACAGAAAAGAGGAATTATTACAGAAGCACGTTTCCTTCGACGTTACCATTCCCAAAGAAGTATTATTTGCTCTGGATGCTGAAGATGCTTTAGGCTTTGACACATCTAGAGAAGCTGCCCGAGCGATCTTGTCTGATCCTGACTGGGAGACTGCCTGGGAGGTGGAGGACTATACTAATAGGATGGTTCTAAAAGAGTGGGTTGCTGAGTGGAAGGAGCTCAGAAAAGTCAAGAATTTCGGTGATGGGCTGAATCTTCTGC